ATAATCTATTATGATGGTGAGGAAGTTAGAGTTGGTGATAAAGTTTATACTTATGATGGTGTAACAGCAGGTTATGCTTATCTTATTGTTCCAAAGGTTCAGTTTCAAGAGAAAATCAAACATGATTTGAGAATGGAAGCACTTAGTGTTAATCCTCGAAGATTAGTACAAGGTGGTCAAGTTGGAGTAACTCGAAGAGCTACTTATTATAAACTTGGTGGAAAATATGGTGCAATTAAGATTGACATAGCTGCTTAAATCGTTTAGATTTGGAAAGGTAGGTGGGGAGCGACGAACTCTCCGCCTATCTCTACATATAAGTTTTTAACTTTGATTCATGGAGGATATTATTGTTAATTGGTATGGTACACCTTCACAAGGTCAAGGTTATTCTGGTCAAAGCGAGTTGTTAGCAATAGGATTAAATAAGGTATTTGATGTTCATGTTTTAGCTCCGTCTAAGGTTATCCGAGAAAATCTCACAGAAGAAGGCAAGAAATTAATTGATAAGCCTTTTAAATTAGGTAATGTTGGTATTTGTTTTGGATTTCCAAACGCTTTTACTTCCATTATTAATAAATTTAAAATTGGTTTCACAATGTTTGAAACCGATAAGTTGCCAAGTGGTGAAGTTAGTAATCAGCCAAATGATTGGTGTGGTATTACAGGTAAGGCAAGTGATATTATAAATACATTAAATCAATTATGGCTACCAAGTAAGCAAAATGTAGAGCTTTTTAAAAGAGAAGGAGTAACAATTCCAATTAAGAAAGTCGGATTAGGATTTGATAAAAAGATGTATTTTGATATGACTAAGGAACGGGATTTGAGTAGAAAGAATAGACCTTTTACGTTTTTAATGTTAGGGGGTTTAACAAGCAGGAAGAATCCAGGTGCGGTTATTATGTCGTTTATGAATTTGTTTGCTGGTAGGAAAGATGTGCAATTAATATTGAAAACGCATAGTGGTACGCTGGGGCATTTAATGTTTCCTAGTAATATGAATATTAAAATTATAGATAAGTATATATCTGTAAAGGATATGCAGGATTTATATAGAAATGCAGATTGTTTTGTATTCCCAAGTCGAGGTGAAGGTTTCGGTTTACCGCCTCTTGAGGCTATGGCAACTGGACTGCCTGTTATTCTGGCAGATAATACTGGTATGAGTGATTATTGTAATGAGGAATATAATTATCCTATTAAAAGGCATATAAAAATTAAAGCTATAAGATTTCCTAGAAGATGGGGAAATGTCGGGAGTATGTTTGACCCTGATTATAAAGAGTTAAGAAATTATATGCTATATATCTATAATCATCAGAAAGAAGCTAGAGAAAAAGGTATTAAGGGTATGAATTGGGTTCACGCTAATTTTTCTATTGAAGATACTGTTAAAATAATGGAAAAGAATATTCGTGAGTTATTTGTTTAAATATTGTATAATAAATTAATTAAAGTTTTAACAATATAAAATGACAAGTTTAGAAATTGTAAGAAATGCTATAGGGGATATTAAGAAATATGGTGATGATAGATTTAAAGGAAATGGAGCTCGGAAAGTTTATAAGTTGTCGCATAAGCATATAGATAGTGCAAGTTTACAGGTTTATAAAGATGATGTTATAGTAGCTCCTGCTAATTATGTTTTAAGTGCTGATTATGGTATATTAACCTTTAATACAGCTCCAGCAAATGATAGTAGCGTTTGGGTTTTATATAATTTCTCAGCATTTACGGATACGGAAGTAAATGCTTTTATATCTCAATACGGTGTTAAAATTGGTGCAGTAAAACTTATTGAAGCGTTGTTAGCAGATGCGGCTCGAAGGTTTGATTATTCAACTGGATTAGAAAGCATGAGTCCTTCTCAGATATTCGAACATTTAAAAGATTTAAGAGAAATTGTGTTGGGTTCAGATGATGATTTATCTAGTTCGGGTGGTGTAAAAGTAGTTGATAGAGTAAGTGGTTATTCTATAGATGATAATAATCCGAATTATGATGAGCCTTACGATTCCCGTTTTAATTCTAATTATAATAGACATATAAATGAGTAGATTAGATATATTTCCTAATGAGGCAAGGGAAGATGATTATCAGCAATTAATAGATGATGTAAGGTGTCAAGTAACAGTAAGCAGAATAGAAAATAGTGATAGTAGTGATATAGACGAAACGCCTAAAATAGAGGAATTTCAAATAGAAGCTAAAATTTATAATGCAAATCCGCCTAGTAAGTTAAGTAGTGCAGGTGGAGATAGAACTGCAAAAACTCAAACTTATGCAATTACAAAGTTTATAGATAGTGTTATAGGTGATATTTGGGAAGATGATAGAGGCAGAAGGTATAATGTTAATTCAATCGAGCTTATTGTGGATGGTGTTTGTCGTGTTGAATTAGAAAGAATAACTTAATGTCAGCAAAAGAAGTAATAAAAAATTTGCAAAGTGTTCGGAAAAATTTGGTATTTGATTCGTTTGATTTAATGAGTGGTATGATGAAAGAGGCGGAAGCTTGGGCTAAGGAAAATGCTCCGTGGACAGATAGAACTGGAATAGCTCGAAAGACTATTTTCGGAATTGCAAATAAAGAAACTGGTCGAGTAGTTGGATATATAGGAATTGGAGTTGATTATGGTGTATTTTTGGAATTATGTAATGATGGAAAATATAGAATAATAAGACCAACGATGTTAATGTTAAGGTCATTTATACAAGGTGAGTTAAAATTTATTAAATTGAGAAAATAATATAAAATTTTACTTTATTTCTTTAGAAATGAGATGAAATTCTTTCTACAAGCCCTTTTAAACGTTCTAAAGGCTGATAATACTATTATTAACCAATTAGGTAGCAACACCTCATGGAGAGGGGGTACAGCCGCAAATAAAGCTAATTCGGTTTTACCTGCTGGGAAAGCATCCTCTAATACAAATACTTTATTTATAACGTGTGCAGAAGGAGTTTCAAACAAGCTTGGTAGTTTTTCGCAATTAGGTGCTTGTTGGATTCGAGTATATGATAAAGCTGGTAGTACAGGTCATGCTATAAGAACTTTAGCAAAGAATATTATTGACTTGCTAAATGATTTGATTATAGAATATAATGAGGGTGGTTCGAAAGAAAAGTATCAGATAATATTTCAAACGGCTCAACCAATACGAATTGACGAAGGTTTTAACCTAGATTTTAAAGAATTAGAATTCTCTATTGTAAGCCCGTAGAGGCTAATATTTTAGATTAGTTAATTAACAAATGGAAAATGTAAATTTTGGTGCTGGACTCCAAGAGGTGTATGTAAAGACTACAGAGGGAACTGAATATAGACTCAGAGGTGCAGTCAAGGCTGAAGGAGATTCAGAGGTAGATGAAGTTGAAGTTAAAGGTGATGACGAGAAACTTGCAAAATTTGTCTTTGGTCAGTCAGAGGCAATAGGGGTAACTTTAAATGCAATAACATTTGATGCATTACAAGCTATAACTGGTAATACTATTAATAGTTCGGCAACTGGTATGGATATTCCTTTGGGAACTGATAGTGAGCAAAATGCTCCCTATATCGGTTTACGTGCAAAGTCTATTGCTAGAAATGAGGATGGAACAGCAGGATATTTTGAGAAAATCTGGTATAAGGTTCAATTCACAAAAGTTAAAGTTTTACAAGCAGGTGAAGCAGAATTGAGTTGTGAATTGGAAGGTATTGCATATAAAACAGATGAAGATATTGAAGAAAATCCGTTAACTCCAACAAGAATAGCAGATATTCATTATTGGAATGCTTAATAATTAAAATTTAATATTTTAAAGAGGAATTTATGGAAGAACCAAAAGAAACCTCAAATGTTAAAAATGTAGCAGATGCTATTGAGAGAGGCAAGAGATTAAGAGAAAAACGTCATGCAGAAGCCCTTGATGTTACAGATAATGATTTAACTTCATTAGATGAAGCTAAGAAAATATTATCTAAACGATTAGAGGGTATTCCTGTTAGACTTCCTTCGTGTGGTATAGTAGTTAGGGCAAAAATCCCCTCTTTAACATCTTTAATCCGAAGCGGTGAGATACCAAAAGACCTTATTGCAGTTGCGTTGAACTGGCAACGAGGTGGTAGTCTTGACCCTGATTCAGCCAAAAAGTTTGTTGATTTGGTGGATGCTGTTTTTTGTCTATCTGTTGTACAGCCGAAGTTTGCCATAGACCCAGAAAAAGATTCAGATGTTTTAGATGTAGCTACTATTGACGATAATGATAAAATTTTTATTTGGGAGTTGATTCAAGGAGGGGCTAGTCAGCTCAAAAATTTTCGTAAAAAGTGACAATGCTTATTTATTGGATTTAACTGCTAGAAGATATGGGATAAGACCGAGTGAAATTATTGGATTAGATAGTTATACAGGATTACAGTTTGATATGGCATTAGCTTATAAATTTAGTCTATTAGATGAAGATAAAACCGAGATATATTTTAGAGGTATTTTATCTGCAATACAGTCTATAGGCAGAGCTTTTAAGGTTAAGTATCCTAAACTAGGTGAGTTTAAACCTCGTTATCCTCAAGATAAGGAAATTTCAGTTAATAAAGAACCAACTTCAAAAGAATTGCTAAAAAGTTGGGGAGTTAAATTTGGTCATTAATTTATATGGCAGATGCAGTAAATTTGGGTTCCGTTTTTGGAACTGTTGATTTAAAAGATAATACAGCTCAAGGTGTAAAATCCGCTAGTGATAATATAGATAAATTTGATAAAAGTTTAAAAAACAAACTAGATGATATTGCTGGTGGATTTACAAGTATAGGGAAAAAATTATCAATAGGCATTACTGCTCCTATAGTTGCGTTTGGTGCTACCGCAATGTTGGAATTTGATAAGTTTAATGCTAGTATTATAAAGGCAGGGTCTTATGTTAATGCAACTGCAGAACAATTAGAAGAATTTAGAAATGTTGCAATCGAGGCGGCTAAAGGAACAGGTTTCTCAGCTACTCAAGCAGCTGAGGCATTAAGTAATTATGTTGGTGGTACTGTTACTGCTGAAGAAGCTACTAGAGATTTAGCTGATTTAATTAACTTAGCTTTAATTGGTGGATTTGATGATTTAACAGAAGCGGCTGAAAGTACAGCCTCTGCATTGGCAGTTTATGAAGATGAAGGATTAGATACTAAACAGTTAATGGATTCGATGGCAGTTGTAGCTTCTGATGTTACCTCTAACACAAAAGGATATAATTATGCACTTCGAGATACAGTTGCATCTGCAAAAGCCTCTGGATTGAGTTTTAAAGATTTGAATGTTCTTATTAGTAATTTAAGTTATGCAGGTGCGGATTTAGCAACTGTCGGAACTGCTATTAATCGAGCATTATATAATATTCAAGCTCCTTCCAAGCAAGGTTCAGAAGCATTAGCAGAATTTGGTTTGAGTGTTAAAGGTTTAAAAAGTGCATTAGATTCTGGTCCGATTGAACTGTTAGAATATTTGAAAAAAGGATTTAATAAAGCTCAGGAAAGTGGAGAAGGTTTTGCTTGGCTTTCTAAGGTTATAGGTTCAGAAGCAGCTCCTGAGTTTGGTATGGCGATGGAAGCTAATTCAGAACAGTTAAATGAAGTTGCAAGTATGTTTGATAATGCTACTGGTAGGTCTGATGAATTACTTAAACGTTTAAAAGAAGGTCGAAATCCGATTGATAAGATGCGGGATAGTTTCTCGCAATTGCAAATTGCAGTCGCTCCTGTTATTGAAGAGATATTTTCAAAATTCGTAAATGTTATAGTTAAGCTTATAGATAAGTTTAATAATATGAGTCCAGCTACTAGAAAAATTATAGTAATATTTGCATTGTTATTATCTGCAATAGGTCCTATTTTAGTTGTAATTGGCAGTTTGATTGGTGCAATTTCTACGATTGCAGGTGTAATTTCAGCTCCTGTATTAGCGATTGGAGCTTTAATTGGAATGTTTGTTTTAGCTGGTTTGGCGATTTATAAATTAATGGATGATTTTGGTGTAATTGAAGCTATTATAAATAGAGTAAAGTTGGTAATTTTTGTTTTGAAAAGGACTTGGGAAACGTTAGTAGAAGCTTGGAATAGCCCCGAAGTTCAAAATGCCCTCACTAGACTCCAAACTGCTTGGAATGATTTAAAAACAGCCTTACAGCCCATTTTTGATACTATAAATAGCCTTATTGACACTATGTTTAATGATTTAAACGAACAGGCAGATAATGACGAAGGACTTTTAACTTTGCAAGGTGCAATAGATTTGTTAAGTGGTGCTATTAATTGGTTAGCTAATCAGTTTGAAAAAGCCAAACCGACTATAGATTGGTTTGTAAAAGTAATTGTAGCTATTATCGAAGGTGTTAAAGGTGCAGTTGAACAGGTAAAAGAATGGCGAGATGCTTTTATGGTAGCATTTAATAGCCCTGAGGTTCAGGCTATATTAGGTGAATTGAAAAAGGCTTGGGATGATTTGAAATTATCTTTAAGTCCGCTTATTGAATCAATTAAGAAATTGTTTGGTGCGTTTGGCGGTGGGAAAGAACAGACTAAGGAAGCTGGGGAACAGCAGGTAACATTTGGTGAGAAAATTGCAAAAGTGAAAGATGCAATAATGTTAGTTATCGGTATTGTTAAAGTTTTTGTTAAAGTATTTACTTTTATTATTAAGGTATTTACTGCTATTATAGGTGCAGTAACTTCATTTATAGAAGATATTAAGTCTATCCCAGCTAGAATTGGCGAATTTGTTGAAGCAATGAAAGTTCTTTTTGAAACCTTAAAGAATTGGATTGCTATGAAATGGGAAGAAATAGAGTTAGCTTTTAGTAATGCTATTGAAGCGATTGTCGGGTTTTTTGTTTCGCTTCCGACTAGGGTTATAACATTTATTCAAAATCTTATTGATTCGGTTGTGTATTGGTTTGGTTATTTATGGGTTTGGTTACCGCAAAAAGTAAGTGAAATTATAGCGAGTGTTATCGCTTGGTTTGCATCGCTTCCAGAAAAAATCTCAACGTGGTTATCAGAAACGAGTATTAAAATTGGCGAGAAGTGGGAAGAAATTAAAGTAGCTGTTGCTGAAAAGGTATCCTCTATAATTGAAAGTGTTATTACATTTTTTAGTACGTTACCGCAGAGGATATCTGATTGGTTGACAACTACAAAAGACAATGTTGGGACAAAGTTTGAGGAAACGAAAGTAAGTGCAACTGAAAAGACTAAAAGTCTTGTTGAAAGTGTTGTACAATGGTTTAAGGATTTGCCTAGTAAGATAAGTGAGGGATTGGCTACTTTATGGGAAAATATAAAGTTAAAATTTGAGGAAGTAAAAACTAACTTAGAAACTTGGATTACAGAATTTATTGCTAAAGTATTAGCTTGGGGCGAGAATATAGGAAAGAGTTTTATAGATGGAATTACTAGTAAAATTAGTGGGTTAGCAAATATATTTAAGAAAGGTGAGGAAGATGCTAAAAAGAATATAGAAAGTAAATCACCACCGAAATCAGGACCTTTTAAAGATATTGATAAGTGGGGTGAAAATACTGGTTTATCTTGGGCAGAAGGAGTAGCGTTAGGTATGGCTGGATTAACTGGTATGGTAGGTCCAAAAATGGCTATTAGTGCTGAGGCTGGTATGGGTGATGTAAATTTTGGCGGTGGAAGGTCTGTTGTTGTAAATCAGGATTTCCATGACAATATTATTGATACTGATACAATGGGAAAACTGAAAAAAGACATATTAGATTCTGTTGTAGAAGTTGTTGGTAATAAAATGAATTTAGCTCAGAAAAATCAATTATATTAGTTTATTGAATTATGAAAACCGAAAAATTAATATTTCACGGGGGAAAGTGTTTAACGAATAAAATATCTCAGATAGTAGATGGCGGTGATTTCTTTGCTCAGAAAAATACTATGTTTAAAGCAGCTAAAATTAAAAGAGCTGGTGATTATGTAAACGATTCAAGGCGAGAGTCAAATCAAATTGGTCTTGAAGGGCAGATATGGATACCGCATGAATTATCAAATTTCGATAGAACTCTGTTAGATTTAAAAACTGAATTTGATAGAGTATTTAATCAAAAAGATAGATATTTAAGGTATTGTTGGGATTATAGAATTATTGATGATTGCGAAGATTCAGCTAAATGGTCTGGATTTCTCGGTGCGGCTAATACTGATTTCGAAATAAATTATAATTATTTTCAATGGGGAAAAGGTAGTTTAGAATTTGATATACAAGGTGGCGAAACTGATTATGTAAAAAATTATGGATTTGAAGATTATACTGGTACACCCGATGATAATTCAAGTGATACGTTTGATTATTGGAGTAGAGTAATTGGTACTAATTCCTATATCGATTCAAATACAACAAGCAAATTGTTTGGAATTGTTTGTGTTAAATTGCATAAAGGTACTGGTAATTGTTATTTATATCAGGATATATTTTTAAAAGAAAATGAATTTCATGTAATTGATGCTTTTATGAAAAGTGATGGTACGGGAGTTCCGAAGTTTAAATTAAAATCTCTGAAAACTAATAAATATTTGCAAGATGATGGCAGTTGGGCAGAGTCTGATAATACAATATCTGACTTGGAAGGTGGTACGGGTGATACTAGAATGATACATCGTTATTTCCGATTTACAACGGAATCCGATTATACAGGTCTTTATAGATTATATGTTTTAAATGATACAAATAATTCTAATATTTATATTGATAATATTAGATGCCGTAAAAGTGATGAAACTAAAATTATAATGGTTGGAAAGCAAATAACAGTTCGAGATGAGGAAAATAATGTAGATGTGGCATTAACTAACTTTGAAGATACTGACCAAGTTCCTGAAGTGCTTGATATAAAAAGATACGATAGATATATATATATTTTATGGTCTGGCGAAAGCAATAGTCTTGTTTATGTTACGAAATTTAATAAAGACTTCATTAAAGTCTGGGAAACACAAGTTAACGTTACGGGAGTTAATAGTGACTACGGTAAATTGCTAATTGATTCAGATGAATATTTGTGGGCATTTTATGACGAAAATAATCATGGAATTTTGTGTTCTAAACTGTCTTTAGATGGGAATATTTTAGTTACCGAAACTGAATTAACTACTCAGCAACATAATTATCTGGATGTAGAAGAATTTGATAATGGAAATATTTATATTGTTTTCAGACAGGCTTCTGGTGTATTTGCCGATACGGATATTCGTTATATTGTAGTGGATAGAGATGATTTAAGTGTCAGTGAGGCTGTTTCAATAATAGAGGATACTGATTTAAGACGTCCCAAAATGAAAATTGTAAATAGTTTAGTTTATATCTTTTATACAGATGATGCTGATGTTAATGATAATTTGAAAATGAGAATTTATGACCAGAATTGGAGTGAGGTTCAAGGTGAAACTGTATTAATTGATGAAGATGAAGGGGTAGAAAGTCGTGATTATAGTGTAGCATTCGATTCGTCAGGAGAGTTTTGGGTTGCTTATGTTAAAAGAATAAGTGGGATTGACTCAAGATGGGCTTATAGAAAATTTAGTGCAAGTGGTAGTGATATAATATCGCCTGTTGAAGTATCTGCTAGTAGAGTTTTGGATAAAGTTGTATGCAGTGTGGATGAACTTGATAATTTTTTTTCAATGGCTCAATATTTTGATAGTCCCTATTCACGCAAGTATATAGGTAAGAAATTCAATGGAGATGCTTTAATAGCTGAAACTGAAATCGAACAACTTGATTGGTATTTGTATGAAATATTTGCGACTGAATTTATACCAAACGAGGAAACTGCAATTATTCGAGGTGACGGACTACAAGGTGCTGATTTAACTAGTTTTATAAATTCTGGTAGTTTTGGTTTTGTTCTCGATTTGCCTGATATATATAATATTACAAGTGTACGATTAAAAATTGGAAATGATAATCTTGATTATTATGAGTCTGATGATATTGAAGTAAACTCGGAAAATATCTCTTTTCAGACAAGAGAAAATTTAATTGTATTTAATTGGTGTGATATGACACAGGTAGGTAGTGTAAATGTGAGTAATATGGATTATGTTGAAATTTGGATTAATTATAACGATACTTTAGACGAGATAGAAAATATTAGGCTAGATATGGTATCTTGGTTTAATGAAGATGAAACTAGAAATTATAGAGTCTGGCTTGATAGTTTGAATTATACAATAAAGAAAAAGAAACTAATGAATTTTAATTGTAATTTCCTCGCCTCGGAAGGCTATGGATTTTCAACTTTTAAGTATAGTGTATTGCAGGAGGAAAATATTTCACTTCCGCAAATTGATAGAATTATTGAATTTAGTGGTAGCGGTATTCCGTTACCTGTGTTTAATTTCTTTTTTAATAACGCATCAGGAATTGATAAACTGACATTGAAAAATCTTACTTTGGATGAAGGTTCTGTAATTGAATTTAGTCCTGATGATAATGATACTCTAACTATTGATTTTAATCAGCTACAGGTATATCACAACTTAATCCAAGTGCCTTTTAGTGGGCTACCTAGCTGGGTTATTGGTAAAAATAGAATACAAATGAAATTTGAAGGTACAGCTTCTGGAGTAAATGATATTAAACAGGAAATTTATAATGTACAACATGGTTCGGGTTTTGATTTAGGTGAAACTTATCTTGCACAGTCTTTTGTTCCAAAAATAAGTGGTATTATATCATCGCTTGAGGTATATGGTTTACTATATTCTGTGCCGATTGGAGAAACTGCACGTATAAAAATATATACCGATGTTGGTGGAAATCCAGGCGTTTTATACGATACTTCGGATGCTGTTTTTGGCGGTGTATTAGGTTGGCGTTCTATAACTGGTTTGGTAAAGCCTTTAGTTGAAGGTGTAACATATTGGATGACTTTAGATACTTATCTGACTGGCTGGGGAGGAGCAAAAGTGTATTTAACTTGGTGGGCTAATTCTGCAGGTGGCTATGCAGATGGAATTGCTAAAAAATCGGCTGATAGTATTACTTGGAATACAATTTCAGGTCAGGATATGACGTTTAGATTAACAATGAGTGCTATTTCTACCGCTAACTATAACTTGTTAATCGAATACAGTAAAATATATTATTAAATCTTGCTTGAAGATTAAAATTAAAGATTGTATAATATTATGAATATGTAATTATGTTATTTTATTTTATTAGTTAAAAACATGGCGACTTTTGTATGGTTATTGCAGGGTGGTACACCGACTACAATAGATGCAACTGATAAAGTGCAGTTTGCGGCTGCTACTTTTGACAGTCTTATTACAGTTACAGAATATAACGATTCAACTCATGTAGAGAGTAGTGTTGGAGCAAATGATTCTTCGGGGAATACTCCTAACAATAATAAATTTATTTCTCAGGCAGGTGGTGGAGGTGGAGATAGTCAAGCGGATTGGGGAGATGGAACAGAGGATTTAGATGCAATTTCAACTGCAGAAGCAGCTCTGAAAATTACATTTAGTCATACAAGTTCAGTTGTAACGACTGATTGTATATTTTATGCTTATGACGGAAGCACAACAACTGTACCTCCGACTGATGTAACTTTTGTAGCAGCAGAAGTAACTGATACTAATTTTACAGCAGCAGAGGGAAGTGCAGCAGCTTTGGCGATTGATGATGATACCACAGCAACTAACCACAGCTATTATATAGTAGTATCGGCAAGTCCAGATACTGTTGGTGAAAAGACTGCATTCAAGTTAAGAATCGAATTGACTTATAGTTAATTTTTTAGAATTAAATAAGATGGTAAATAATTGTAAATATACCGCTTTGGAATTATTGAAAGGAGCAGGTATTAAAGATGCTGAAAAGAAAATAGGAAAATCGAAAATAACAATAGATGGGATTAGTATAAAGGATATGAATCATATAATTAGGGTTGTACTAGCTACTAAAGAATCTGTAGTAATTGTTGATAAGGATATCTTTAAATTGAAATTTGACGCAGGTAAGGATTTGGTTGTAAGTGCAGGTGCAAAGGTGGTAATTCAAACAAGAGGTAAAACTAAAAAAGCTGTAAAAGCTAAATAATTTTATTATATAAAAATATGAAGTTTCAGATGCCTAAAAATGAGGCTAGATGGGTTGTAGGATTGTCGAATGGGGAGGTAATAGTAGAAGGCACAGGTAAGTTTATAGAAAGTAAAAATGAAGTATCGCCTTGGCAAAAATTGCTATTATATAAAACAGAAAAAAAGTTAGATATAAATTCGTTACAAATTAGGATACATGGCAGGATTTATAGTCTGCCTTCAAACAAACCAAAGTTTGGTGGTCTTGTACCGCTAGATTTTAATTATTTTAGAAAGGCAGTTGCCGATTGTAATTCAAATGGAAGTGACTCGGAGTTAGTAGAAAAATATATCTGCATTGAAGCGATATATAGAGATTTTAAGATAAGATTATGGGTTGATGAAATGGGATTTAAGAATTCATGGATTAGTATTGAAAAATAGGAGCATTATGCTACTAGATTTTAATTAATGATAGCCGAGAGGATATTGCATATTAAGAATAGACCGTATAATGCTACGGTCTTTTTTTTTATCTAATTAAGTTTTTATTGAAAGAATATGTCAACAATAATATTACCTATAAGTGGTGCAATGCTGGATGCTACTGCTCCGCCTGGAGTGGCGTTTGTAAATAGTAGAATGAAACTATTATTTGATGCAGATACAGCGGAATTATGTTATTGGATTTTTAGAATGCCTTCGAACTATGCTTCTGGATTGACGGCTAAACTTCAATATTCTATGGCTAGTGGAACAGCTAATGAAGTTGAATTTGAAATATCTGTAATGGCGGTAACGCCTGACGATGCAGCTGATATTGATACTGATAGTTATGCTTCGGTAAACAATGGTTCTGAAACAGTACCAGGCACAGCAGGATATATGAGCGAAATATCAGTAGCTCTTGCAAATGCTGATTCTGTAGCAGCAGGTGATTGGGTATGTATCAGAATCGCAAGAGACGCCGATGATGCAGCAAACGATGATGCAACTGGTGATGCTGAACTATGGAACGTATCTTTGGAATATACAGCAGCCTAAAATTAGTTTTTTATAAATGTCAATACTTTTTGCGGTAGCTTCAACAGAATATTTGGAAGTTAATGCAACTCCTGTTACTGCACCGCCATTTACGATGGCGTGTTGGTTTTATGCCGATGCAAATACAGCAGCTTATTCTTTGATGTCTTTAGCCGACCAAGATGTAGATGACCATTATCACCAGATAGTTTTGAGAGGAGATTTGGCAAGTGACCCAATTTTAGCAACAAGTAGAAATTCATCGGGAACGCCTTCTGCTTCAACTTCAACTGGATATTCTTTAAACACTTGGCACCATGCTTGTGGAATTTGGGCAGCAACAAATAGCAGGGCAGTTTATGTAGATGGCGGCTCGGTGGGTACTGATAGTACAGTTTGTGCAACTAATAACATGGATAGAACGAGCATAGGAAGGCTCGGAGACCGTACACCAACACGATATATGTCTGGAAGAATAGCAGAGGCAGCGATTTGGAATGTTGCACTAACGGCAGCAGAAGTAGCAACTTTAGCAAATGGGATTTCTCCTCTTCAAGTAAGGAAAGCAAGTCTAGTTGCATATTACAGATGTATTGATGTTACTGACTTAAATGACTTAATTGGTGCAGGAGATATGACCGCATATAATACACCAGCCTCTGCCGAACATGCTCCTGTGATGTATTTTAATGGGGTTGTTTTTGTACCTGAAACTGCTATAGCAG